GGCTGCACTCGATGAGCGCATCAAAGCTCGTCTCGATGCTGCGGCGGGACAGTTTGGTCAGGATCTTGTGCTGAATGCTCAGGGAGAACCTGACTATGCAGGGTCTGCTTTGAAACGCGATCAGCGCCTTCAAACTCAGCAGCTACGCACTGCCCTTGGCGCCCGCGCCGGCGAGTTCAACGTCAACGAACCGTTGGCGCCTGAGATCATTGAAAGCCCCGAGTACAAGCTGGCGTACAACCAAGGCATGGCGCGTCAGCTTCAGCGCACGTCTGCCTACGAGAACGCGCTAGCACGTCGCGGGTTGGTCAAACTTCCAGGAGCTGTCGAAGATCAAATTACCGGACGCCCGACCACAGCCGGGATTCTCCAGGGGCAACAGGATCTTTCGCAGTATCCTCAGACCACGATCGGTGGCTCCAGGTACGCCTACGTTGGCCCGAGCCCGAGGGCTGCGGCCGCGAAGGGTCCGAGAGTTAAAATCGAACAAGGACCCAATGGACCCAAGGAAGTCTTTGAAGGAACCCCTGAAGAGGCGCGTGCTTATCGCGCTTCTCTGCTGGCTGCCCCCGAGAAGGAACCCGGCTTGTTTGACGACATCGACGCAGCGCTGAAGAAACTCAAGACACTGAGCGCAAAAAGTGAAGGCGACGTTAATGTCTATCGGACCAAGGAGGGCAACATTGATGTGCGTCCGGACGTGGCTGGTTTTACGGGTGAATCGTCGGGACTTACGGCCGAAGAAGCGGTGGCTCGACTGGAAGGAGAACGTATGCGCCGCAGTCAGATGTCGGGCGCACCTGCTGTTGGCAAACCCAAGAACCGCGCCGAGGCGGCGGCCCAGCAGACTAAGAGATTTACCCTCGGCCAGATCATGGGAGGCGCACTGCCTCGCGCTGCCGCTCCAATGGCTATGCCCCAAGTCGAAGTGGCTCCCCCTCAGACTCCGGCTTCTGGACCAATCCAGTTGTCACCGGAAGAGTGGGACGCCATTCTGAGCCAGCCGGACAGCGAAACCCCCGTAGAACTCTGATATGCCCATCGAAGTCGATTTTGGAACGGAACTTGGAACCGTAGTCTTCCCGGAAGATTACACCCAGGAACAGGTCTTCGACTTCGTGAAGCAGAACCGGAACGAGATCCGGCAGAACCTGATTCAGCGCCGTCAGCAGGAAATGGCTGGCGAGACCGAGCAGCTTGAAGCGGCGAAGTTCCGTGCGGGCGAGTTTGGTGCGATGGAGACGCTGGGCGGACAAATCGCTGAGTTGCCGAAGGCTGCTTTAAGCGGTCTCGGCCAAGCGGCGAAAGGCTTCGCACGGGTCTTTGAGGCCGGCGATCCATTCACTGAATCAACCGTGCAAGAGCAGCGACAGATGGCTGCCCGAAGCCCGGTGACCGCAGCTGGCGAGAGTTTGATTTCAGCCGGCGAGGCAATGCCTTCGCTGCCCGGGGTTCAAGAAACCATTCCGGCTCAAATCTCTGGCGGCATCGGTAGCACGCTGTCCGTGCTTCCAGGCGCCTTGGTTGCTGGACCCGTCGGCGCCGGCGCTCTCTACGGCTTCTCAGCAGGTGAAGCTGGAGCCGAAGATGCCCGTCGCGTAATCAACCGACGCATTGCCGAGCGACTGGCTGCCGGTGACACGCAGGGTGCCAATGATCTTCAGGCCCAAGCATCGCAACTGGAATCCCAAGCATTCGCGCTGAATGCTCCTATCGGTGCCGTTTCGGAAGGCACGTTAGGTCTTGCTGGCAAACTGCGATACGGACGCAAATCCATCGGCGGCGTTGGTGAGCGGCTTGCCGAGCGACTGGTTCCGAAGGCTGCTAGCGTCCGCACTCAGAACATGATCCGAGGCGGCATAGAAGGCGCTGTCACCGAGGGTCTCCAAGAATCTCTCGAGCAGACCATGGGCAACATGGCTGCCAAGGTCACATACGATCCCGAGCGCGGCATCATGGATGGTGTCGCTCAGGCTGGTTTCATCGGTGCTGCGACTGGTGGTTTGGTCGGTGGTATCGTTGGCTCCGAGCGGAATCCGAATCTCGCCACTGCAAATGCAGTCGCTGAAGCCACGGGCGCTGATCCTGCCAACCCGTTGCCCCGTTCTGCGGCCACCGTGTCCGGCATCGAGGATGGTGCTCAACCCACCGGCCCGATCGAAATCGAACCCGAGATCACTGCGGAGGATGTTCTTCGGATGTCCCAGGAGGCTGGGATTCCGATGCCGGAGGAGCAGGCACCCGCACCCGCGCCGGCACCGCAGGCTGTCGTGACTCCCGCGCCCGCCCAGGCCGCCCCGGCACCCGCACCCGCACCCGCACCCGCCGCACCTGTCGATACCGAGACCGGCCTGACTCCCGACGAGCAGGACGAACTCGACCAGTTGATCACGGCCGAGGACGCCGGACTCCTGAGCGAGGAAGGTGCTATCACTCTCGCGGCCTATCGCGCCCGCTTGGGCACCGAGCCGGCTGCCGTTGGTGTTACTCAACCCCTAACGCAAGAGGCCGTCGATCTTCTTGCTAAGGTTGATGCCGGTGGCGTTCCAATGTCCGTCACGGCGAATCTGGAACGGATCGCCAAGGAAAACGGAATCACGGTTACCGGAAGCGACACTCCGAACACCATCATTTCGCAGCTGCGTCAGAAACTCACCCCAACCCCCACACCCAGTGCCGTTCAAAAACAAGGCCCAGATGAAGGCGTGCTACGCCGAGAAGAACCGCAACCCCCAGTCGAAGTGGGACTGCGACAAGTGGATCAAGGAGGGCGGCCTGCCGAAGTCGGAGGGGCCGAAGCCGAAGTCACCCCGGAAGAAGTCCAGCAAGTAAAAGCGGAGGTGGTTCCGGCACCTGCGCCCGCAAAACCTCGTTCCACAACAGGTTTGGCTGAGATTGGTGAAATGGGCGCCGCAATGGGTGAAAACCTGAGGGAGACGTTGTGGAATGCGTTCTCGACCGGACAGGGCCCTCGGATTGCGCTTGAAGATTCGGTTGTTAAAAACGCAAAGGTTGTTGCCGAAAAAACCGGAGCTACGATTCAAAAAACTGATTTCATCACCTTTGCTGACGAGTTTTCAAAGGCCGAAAGCCGAGAAGAAAAAATTGCTGCAATGCAGCGTTTGGCAAGCAAAGCGGCGCCTGCGCCTGCACCCGCTCCCGCCCCTGTTACCCCAGCTGCCCAATCCGCGAAGCTCCCCAAGGATCTCGCCGGCGCCAAACCGCGCTACAACGTCTCGATGGATGCGTATCTGCCGACATTCGGCAGCGATTTCGATCGTGCGGCGTTCATTGTCACTCAGAAGACTCCGTCCAAGCGTGACGCAGACTACTTGAACTGGGCGGTCAGCGTCTCTGGGATGACTCCCGAAGGAGTCCGCAAACACGGTCTTCAGGTTCGCGCTGAACTCAAGAAGCTAGCATCCCAAACTAAGGGCGGAACTTCTCAGAAGCCAGCCACGTTGACTGTGCCGGTGGTGACGATTTCGATGCCCGAGGTGAAGGTTACGCCTACCCCTGCGCCCACTCCGACCCCCGCACCCGCCCCGGCCCCTGCACCTGTTCCTGAGTATACCCCGGCACGAATCAACAAGCTGTTTCAGACGCTCAAGGCTAGGGCTACAGCTGTCGGCAAAGGGTTGTACGAGATCAAAAATCTGACCCCTGGACAGCGGGCAGTTCTTCGCACCCGCTTTGGCGGACTTCAGGAAACCGACCAGTTTTTGTTGCAAGAGAAATCAAAGGTGACGGGCTATCCTTCCGACCAAGGTTTCATTTTGCGCGACAAGCAGGAGGCGACGGCTGGCGAAGCGACAAGGCCTGCGCCTAAGCCCGCTCCCATTGCTACTAAGCCAGATGATGAACTCACCGAGCAGCAATACTACGACGCACGGGTCAAAGAAATTGCCCGGGACAACAACATCACTGAAGCCGAGGTGCGCAACCAGTTTTCGCGTGAAGACTCGAATCTCGAACATTGGCAGGCGATTCGGAATGCTGCTGAGTCTGGAAAGCAGCTGAAGGTCGAAACGCTGAATCGACTGCCGGAAGCGCGGATTGAATTTCTTCGTAAGCAGTACCCTCAGTCTGTGCCGCAGGGATATATGGCGCCAGCAGTCAGTAAATCGGTCGCGGAAAAGCAGGCTGAAATGCGGGCGGCAAAACGTGGCGTTCGTCTTGCGCCTACACCTGCACCGGCTCCAGCGCCCACCCCGGCAAAACCTACCCCAGCACCCCAAGTCGATCCTAACGAGAAGCTCGCCGCATTCATCGAAGATGTAGATGGCGCGATTACGAATCTCGAATCTCCGGCAAAGCTGCGTGCGATGGTCAAGAAAGCCGTTGCTGCCGGTTACATCACAGCCAGAGATGCCGCTGAGATCGCCAGCGTTCAGAAGTCCATGGGAAGCGCCGAGGACACGACTGATGCCTTCGGTGAATTTGCTGGTTACCTGAGCATGGAGTTGGAGAAGCGGAGAAAAGCTCCTGCGCCCGCGCCCGCGCCTGTTACCGCTCCAGTTGCGCCCGCGCCGCCTACGGTCACGGCTGCCAAACCCATCTCAACCGCACCCGCCACTGAGCCCGCACCTGCCCAAGCCAGAGAGGTGAAGATGCCGCCTGTTGAAAAGCAGGGCACCGAACCGCTAGCTCCGAAAGCACAGAAGCAGTTCTTGCTAGCACAGATCGACGAAGCGATTGCTTCGGCACCCGAAGAGGCCAACGATGAGAAGATTGTCATCAGTGTTCCGGGAGACGGCGAGTTTACGCTGTTGAATTACAAGGCGGCCCTAACTCGTTTCAAAGACCTGGCCAAGAAATTTCCAGTGGGACCTCTTGCGCGGGAAAGCAAGCCGCGCACAGAAGCCAAGCAGGCGCTCAAACTTGGCGCACTCACTACCAAAAATGCAGTCAAGGCGGCATCTGAGGCAGTTGCAGATTCCACGTATCGACCTGGGTCTCCGCTCACGGCGGTTTTCTCTGATGGCAAACGGGTAGTTGGAAGCAACGGAAAGATCCTCCTGGAGGTTGAAACTAACGCCGGCGGAACGGTTGCAAAACCAATCATACTCGATGAGTCCGGAAAGCCGCTTCAATTTGAGGCCAGCTATCCAAACGTCGATCAAGTCATTCCGAAAACCACAACGGTGGTTTCCAGAAAGATCAACACTGAGCGCCTATTCAGCGTCCTGAATCAGGCGTATCAGGCAGCGTATGATGCTGCGAGTAAGGATCCAGATCGCGAGGCCAACGCCGTAATCGTTCAGAATCGAGACGGATCCATCGGTTTGTTTTCCGAGGTTCCTGGAAAAACGAGTTACTCCCACAATGTCCGCAAGGGAGCCAAGGTTCTCACATCGTACAACATTCGCTTGCTGACAGACTTGGTTCAGGCCATGCGGCGTGTTGGTGTTTCCGAGTTCGACCTTTCAGTGGCAGACGAAAAGGATCGGTCCCTGCGAACGGATGCCGGTGTGTTGACTGCACCTGGAGTCAAAGGGTTAATCATGCCCATACGGATGGAGAGCTATACGCTCCCAACGTGGGCGTCTGAGCCGGACACTGGACAACCCGACTCCGTCGAGTCCGCCCTCCAAAAGGTAATCGCCGCCACCGATCCCCGTGGAAAGGCGTTCGAGGCCGTGGCTGCGTTGTCAAACTTCGTGGTTTTCCAAGCCTCGAAGATCGCGCTGCGTATCTATCAGTCCACCAAGTCGTGGGTGGCCGCCCGCAATGCTGGCATGGACTACATCAAGTCTCACGTCCAGCTGGATAACGAGCCGGAGACTGCTGCTAACTTCGAGGAGCACATCAAGGCTTTCCCGAACCAGGAGATCCCTGCTGGCACACCTGAGCGTCCGCAGCCGCCGTCGCCTGATATTCGCGTTCCTTCTCGCGGCTTGTTCCTCGGAGACATCAGCAAGGATACCGATGAGAACTGGGCATCCGAGGCAAGAAAGTGGGTTGATTTCTTCAATGGCAATTTGGAGCGCGCCTATCAGGTCGTGCTAGGTGAAGACATCGACAACGCATTCAAGGAATACATCCTTGGGGAAATCATCCAACGCAACCAGTTGGACATCGCTCGAGCCAAGAACGACGTCGAACTACTGCGAGCGTTGAACCTTGAGAAGCGACTGGCGGATTCGGCGAAATCGCTTGGTGCTGTCACCGCTAAGGCGCTGGCCGCACGCAAGCTCGCCCAGGAACGCTTCTGGTGGGCTCAACCGGCGATGATCTATCGCAACCTGATTCGCAAGCGTCAGGATGAGTTGATTCCGTTCTCTAAGATTGAGTCTGAGCAGGTGCGTAAATGGCTCGCTGAATCGGGTCGCGAGGCCGTAAATCAGATTCGCGAGGCCATGAAGAAGGCGGACAACGTGTTCGCTCGCGAGTTCAAGAAGATCAAGCAGGTTGCCGGCGAACCTGAAGGTCCCCCCATCGAAATCAAATGGCAGGACATCCTTACTCAGGCTCTGGACACTCAAGGATCCGTGCGGCAGAAAATGCTTCAGGTGATCCTAGCAGACCCGCGCCTGCGTAACCTGAGTCCTGCTGGCATCGCGGAAATCACGAACCTCCTGACCAACGCTTGGGAAACGAAGCGGAATCAAATCTTCCGGGCTGAGTTTCAGAAGAAGGTGCCGCTGCCGAACGTCAAACCGGATGTTCGCGAGAAGCTCTTCCGTTCTCTCCCTCGCATCCTGAAGTACGCCAACATCGCGAGAGCCACCCCGGGCAGTTTCTCGATTCAAGATGGTCCTGACACCTTCCTACTGTGGAATCAAGCGTTCCGTGATGCAGTGGCGCCTGAGTTTGGAGTCGCTGAGATCAACGGCGTCACGGCCCGTAAGATTACCGACCTAGCCCAGAAAGCGCAGGCTCAAAGCGGCGTCAATCGCAACGAGATCATCCAGCAGATGTTCCGCCTCATGGCCCGCGAAGGCGGTGTGCGGTTTTCTGATGTCCTTCGCGATTACTGGTACGCAGCCGTGCTATCAGGCGTTCGCACGCAGGTGGACAACGCGATGAACGTGTTCAACGGATTCCTTAACACAGCCATGTTTGCTGGCATGGCGAAGAAGGATGCCGGCTTCGTAGCCTACTCCGCGCTTAAGGGTCTCGACGAAGGTATCCGCGATTTCTGGCCTATGCTCTGGCGTGGCGAGCTTTACCGCTCCGTCAACTTCAACCCTGACCAACCCGGCAGCGCCCTCGAAGGACTGGGTGAGTCTCGCAATCTGTTTGCCAAGGGAATCAGTCAGTTCAAGTACGTTGGTCGGCTCATCAACGCGCTCGATCACATGACTGCGCTGATGTCTGACTCAACCGCCAAGGCATACGCGTTACGTAAGTTGTACGGCCCGGAGGTTGCGCGTCGGTATCTAACTCCGTCGAAAGAGGCGGTCGCTGCGGCGCGAGCGCGAGCCATCGCCGAAGGCACCCGTCCTGAACTCGTCAACAAGCGCACTCGCGAAATCATCCAAGAGAAACTGCCCGTCGAAATCTTGCTGACCGCGAAAGATATTCGCGAGATGACCACGTTTACTGAAACGCCTCAGGGAATCCTTGGGAGTTTGTACCGTGGTCTCGATCAAGCGGCTCAGGGCAAGACGCTCTACAAGGTCCTGTCGGGAACAAACTTCCTGCGGTTCGCAGCAAACTCTGCGAACGAGATTCTGAACTTCGCTTTCCCAGTTGCGTTTATTAGGTACTACCAATCCGCACCTGGAAGGTCAGAAGGCGAATACGGTCTGAAGTTTTCCGAGTCGCGCCGCGACCTTCTCTTGGCAAAGGCAGCATTTGGAACTGCGCTTGGCATCTATGCTGGCGCTCTGTTTCTCGGTGATGATGACAAGGAAGAGGATCGAAACATCGACATCACTGGGTCGTTTAAGTCTCTCGATCCGAACAAGCGCAAACAGCTGCTAGCGGAAGGTCGGCAGCCGTATTCCATTCGATTCGGCAACACCTACGTCTCCTACCGCCAGCTGGGCTTTGGTGGCGTGCTTGCGACTATCGGTGAACTCCGAGATCGCCAGTTGTTCTCACCGGATAAGTGGTCCCAGGAAAACATCGTTGAAAAAATCCTAGATGGCGCCGCAGCTGGAATGTTCATCGTCAAGGATTCGACTGCAATCTCTGGTCTGACCGAGCTTCTGGGCTTTGCCAACGCCTACAAGTACGACACCGACGAGTTCATCGAGAAGTCATTCCCGCGCTACGTTTCGCGCCTAGCAGGGTCTCTGGTTCCCAACATCTTGAAAGAAGTCGATGCGTGGTCTGATCCGTCAATCTTCAAGACTGAGGCTGGCAACTTCGGCTATGAATACTTCCTTCAGCAGGTGCCATTCGGTCGCCGCGAAATCGGGCCGGGTCCGATCCTCAACGTGCTAGGTGAGCCGGTTAAGGTTGAGCGGTATCCGTGGAGTCGATGGGCCAAGGAACGGGAAGAGGATCCCGCCTGGACCACTCTTGGTAAACTCGCCAGTCGTGGCGTGTTCATGCCGACACCTGCCATCACCGTGAAGGTCAACGAGAACGGCACTCGCCGCGAGATGACCCGCGAAGAGAAATACGCGTACCAACGGGCCGTTGGTCAGGGTTACCGCAAGTTCATCGAGCAGAATTCCAAGCGTCTGCTGGCACTCCCGCCTGCCGAAGCAGCGGACTTCATCGACAAGAACGCAGACCGCATTCGTAGGAATGCCAGAACAAATCTGAAAAATTCGTTCTGATTACGCTAGACACGTGACGTCAGTTGCTATACGGTGACTGACGTATGAGCAACCTACAAGTCGCAACAACACAGCAATCGCAACCCCTGAGCGCCTTCTCTTCGGAGAACGCGTTCGTGTCCGTCCAACGCATGGCCAAGGCCTTGGCGTCTAGCACGCTCGTTCCCGATTCGTATCGGGGCGAGGCAAACCTCGGCAACTGCATCATCGCTTTGGAACTATCCCAGCGCATTGGCGCCTCGGTCATGGCCGTTATGCAGTCGATGGTTCCAATCCACGGCAAGCCCACGTGGTCTGCCTCGTTCCTGATCGCCACCGTCAACTCCTGTGGCCGGTTCTCCCCGATGCGTTTCCGCTGGATTGGAAAAGAGGGGACAGATGACTGGGGCTGCCGCGCTTTCGCTGTCGAGCGCGAGGGCAACCTCGAGCTTGTCGGCGCTCTGGTGACGATCGCCATGGCCAAGGCCGAGGGTTGGTACGGCAAATCTGGCAGTAAATGGAAGACCATGCCGGAGCAGATGCTTCAGTACCGCGCAGCTGCGTTCTGGTGCCGCGCCTATGCGCCGGAGATCGCGCTGGGTATGCACACCTCGGAAGAGATCCACGACACTCAGGTAGCCCAACAGGTCGTGCAGCCGTCTGTCGCTACCACCGTGACCAGTTCCGTTGTGGACGTGACCCCGACGCCGCCTGAACCGAAATCCCGCAAGAAGAAGGTCGAGCCAGAAGCCATCGCGGTCGCCGAGCCTGTGCCTGTGCCTGAACCTGAACCTGCGCCGGCTCCCGAGCCTGAGCCCGCACCGGTCGAGGTTACTGCCACCCCGGCACCGCTGCCCGAGTTGGTTGAAGAAACCGTCGAGTCCACGCTGGCCTCGGTTGGTGCGACCTACGAGCAGCTGGTGAAACTGGCCACCGAACTGAACTGGTGGCCGACGCCCGAGGCGTACCCGACGGCGAATGATCTGACTGAAGACCTGAAGAAGTGGGTGATCCGCAACAAGCGCGGTATCGGTCGGGCAATGATGAAGGCCAACACCGTCGCGTGAAGGTCAACCCCGCTTGGCGCACCGCTGAATACCGATTCGATCCACCCATGAAACTTATCCACCCCATCGACGTACACACGTATCGCCAACACCCGGCGATCAACATCTCCAGTCTCAAGGCATTCTCCCGCTCACCGGCGCACGCCATGGTTGGCTTCGAGGAAGAGAAGGAAACCACGGACGCCATGAACATCGGCAGCCTGCTGGACCACAAGGTCCTCGGCACGCCGTACCTATGGACCACGTCGCCATTCGATGACTACCGGACCAAGGAGGCACGCAGCTGGAGAGACGAGCAGGAGGCCCGAGGCGTCACCGTGTTCAAGCAGGACGCAATCGAAACCGTCGAGCGCATGGTCGAGGCCGTTCGCGAACACCCGGTTGCCGGCCGCCTACTAGCCGAGCCGGGCAAGGCCCAGGTCGGGATGTTCGGTGAGTTCGAGTCCTGCGAACGCAAGGGCCTGATCGACTGGTTGCCCAACACGACCCCGGTAATCGTGGACTTGAAGAAATGCCGCGATGCTAGCAAGGCCGGGTTCCGGCGCCAGATTGGCCAGCTGCGCTATGACGTGCAGGCTGCGTATTACCGGGACCTGTACCGGGACATCACCGGCGAGACACGCGCATGGCAGTGGATCTGCGTCGAAGACCAAGCGCCCTATGCGGTCGCTGTGTACCAGCTGGACACCGAATCCTTGGATAAGGGTTCCAGCACGTGGCAGTCGTGGATCCGCCAGTGGATGATCTGCGAAGACACCGACAGCTGGCCCGGGTACAACGGCGACTCCATCCAGATCATTCAATCCCCAACCTGGATCCTCAAAGATGAAACTCTCCCGTGAAGCCATCGAACGTGTGATCGGGAAGCAGCCACCGGTTCCGATTATCGAAGAGCAACCCAGCGGCACCTGGAGACAGATGACCGATGCCGAATGCAAAGCGATCATCGAGGCCAAGCGCAAGAATCCGACGTACACCTATCGTGAGTTGGCGAAGAAATTCAAACGGTCGCACAGTGTAATCTGGAACGTAATCAATGGAGGTAAATCGTGAACGCACTCATCTCAAACGCAGTCGCCCGTGGGTGGATCAGTTTCCCCGATCCAGTTGCGGTGCCAGCACGGGCACCGGTTCCGGTATTCAATGCCAGACGCGCCTGGAAATTGTGGAACGAAGGTCAGAGCTTGGCCTACGTGGCGAAGGCTATCGGAGTGAAGAAGCGCGCCGTCTGGGCGATCATTAAGGAGGGACGGCCGTGAGCGACCAAGACACAATCCGCATCACGTTCCAAGGGCTTCTATCTCTCTATCTGCCCGAAAAGACGATGATTGAGGTCTACAATGCAACCGAGCTGTGCTGCCGAAGGAACAACTGGGGAATCGCAATCAACGAAGAGAACACGCTGGACTTTGTTCCGATGGTGAAAGTGGAGGAATCGAAATGAGCGAACCAATCAACGACGGAGGACCGGCGTTTCCGATTCCACCTGTAGGCACCGGAGATCCGCGAGATGGAATGACCGTTGGAAGCAGCGGAATGAGCCTCCGCGACTACTTCGCGGCGCATGCAATCAACGAAGTAGGATGGTATGAAAACATGGATAACTCCGCAGCAATGGCATACCTCATCGCCGATGCAATGCTAAAAGCGAGGGAGGCAAAATGAGCGATACACCGATATCAGACTCAACACCGCACAACGCAGCCGAACTCGGTATGCTGTGCAGGAGGCTGGAGCGCGAACTCAACGCGGCCAATGAGCGCATCAAGCGGCTGGAGGAAGCGTTGGGATGTGTAGTAGTGGGCTGCAATTATTTGCACCACCGAAAAAAGCATCAGCACAGATCGGGTGAACCGTGTCCAGTTGAGGAGTTAATCCGCAAAGCCAAGGAGGCCAAGCCGTGAGCAACGAACACAACTGCCCTCGGTGCAATGCTCCATTCTTGTATTTTACTCAAATCAACACGCGCGTTTTTTATTGCGGATCAGACGCTCAGATTCCGTCTACAGCTTGCAGGTATGCATCGCAGCTTCAAGAGCGCATCGCCCGACTGGAATCCGCTCTCCGAAAGATCGCTAACCAAGACTACCGAGGCAACCGTTCGACTGAATCCCAGATCGCCGTCGAGGCGTTGAAACCATGACCACCCACTACAACCACCTATCCAAACGCGCTGCCTGCGGACGTGCTAGCGCCCGAACCACAACCGACAAATCTAAGGTCACCTGCATCGCGTGCCGACGCACGGTGGCGTACTTCAAAAAACCATGACCTTCTCCCAATCTGGTCAGCTGCCACACCATCAATACTGCTACGTCGATGCCTCGTTCATCTCCGACAAAATCGGCCTCATGCCCTGCGTCTGGTTCGGATTGGTCTCGATTCCTGGACGCGCCTGGGGCTGCACGGTCATGCTGGAATGCGGCGCGATCTACCGGGCGGTGCCACCGCACGCGCTAGCATTCAATGAGAACCCGGAACCTGACTGGCGTATCGAGCACGCCCAACGCTGGGACTGCTACGGCCGTGAGTTCACGACTATCGAGTACGCCTATCTGCGCGGCGTCACCGCCGAGGCGAAGGCTGGTAGCCTGCTTCGCAAAGGCCAGTACCTCTTCACGGCCGCACCCATCGACGACGGCTTCTCTCGGTATCCCGAACAGGCCAAGGAGTTCTGCTTTATCCAGCTGGACAACGGCCGGCTCACGATCCAGCCGACGGACAAAGTCCTATTCCACGACCTCTCCTTCGTCACCCCCGAGTGGCCGACGGATCTCAAAACCACAACCGAAATCTACAGCTGCGAATGAACCTCATCCACCGCATCAAGAAGCTCCTCGGAATCATCAAACCATCAGGCCGACCACGCATCCCGATGGAGAAGCGACTGGCAATCAAAGGCGCCCCGCCGCACGTGACCGATATCGAGCTAGCACGTATCCTCGATGTCTCCTACACAACCATCAACCGCTACCGCCACCACGATGGACTCCAACCACGAAAACGACGAACTCTCCAGATTCAAAGCGATAGCCCACCAGCTGTATGAGCGCCTCGGATGCGGCTGCTTCCGTGAGCCATGCTGGAACTGCCAGCAGGTCTCCAGACGTTACCTCGCCATGACCCGTGAAGACGCCCGCATCATCGAAGCAATCCACCGGCATCCATCGGATCGCGTTATCCGGTAACCGGGTGGTCGTAATCGACACCAAGGATCTCAGCGACCGCGCTCGCAAGGATCTCATTGGCATCTGCGTGGCCAACTCGCAGACTCCTGCCGCGCTCCTGGCGAACCTCCGCAGGGTTCCAGGCGTGCTATCAGCCACTTTTGGGTAACCGACGTGGCCGGGGTGGTTTCATAGTTTTTCCCACCCATCGGTCTGGTATCGGCTTGTGCCCCTCTCGGTCGGACGCCGGGAGGGGTGACCAACAAAAACCCCCTAGGACCTCTCAATCCTAGGGGGCTCGACAACTATGAACAGCACTACAAGCGGTGGTATCCTACTTTTTACGACCACCAACCGCAAGTGTTTTGATCGCCCGATCGCGGAACTCTTTCGACGGACGGAATACGACCTTCGGCCGGGGCGGGATCACGATCTCAACATCGGGTTTCAAGGGGTTCCGTCCGATCATCGGCTTGGTCATTCGAGTCTCCAGCACTCCGAATCCGCGCACCTCAAACCCACCTGCCAAGGTCGCATCCATCATCAGGTCGAACATCCGATCGACAATCTGCCGAGCGTGAGGAACCAGCAGACCGCACTCTTCAGCAAGCGCATGGATCAGGTCAGTTTTTGTCATCGGCTTTCTCCTGCGTGGGTTTCTCCTCCGGTTCCCCCGCTTCCACGAACGCCTGAATCGCCCGATGCACGACCATCGCGCAGAGCAGCGCCGGTGTAGGCTGAGTCTCGTTCATATCCGCAGGTAGCGGGGGCTCGACGTACATCTGGCGGCTGAACCCTTCGTCAGAATCCTCCAGCACGATCACGACCTTGCGCTTCATTGCACGATCCTCCCCTGTGAACGCACGGTGCGCCCGATCGCCGCGACGACTCGGGGGTCAGTGACGGGCTCGATTTTCTTCACAATCTGATTCACCTGCGTGTTACCGCCCGGGCTGTTCACGACTACGCCTTGAACTCGGATCGTTCGGCGCTTCTCGTTGATCTCCTTCATCTGGTCGGAACGCCGCTGGCGATCTTCGTCAGTGATGGTTTTGCGTTTACCGCGAGCGCGACGGCCAAGCGTCGATGCTGCAAGCTTGACCTCTGAGGTCGGCTGAACTGGTGTTTCGTTTTCCATTTTAATATCCCGCGTTACTGGCGCGGAGAGGGTGGTCGGACACGCCGGCCACCGTGCTCCGAGTCACTTCGCTGCCGATACTCGCTTCCAATACGTACCGCCCGATCGTTTCCATCCGTTCGGGCCATGGTGCCAGATCAGTGCGAGGTCCCGATCAGTAGGTTTTCTCCCCAGACGACTCGGTGATCCCCAGTGGTTGAGATACGCCTCGGCGACTCGGATGGCCGTCGCCCGATTGGTCATCTCAGACCATCGGTAGTGCGCCCCGACGACTCGGTTCACATCGGCCACAACGCAGGGGCGCACCTGCAAAGCGCCAAGCTCGCCGTGCCGGCCCCGGGCCATGTCGTTCCCGCCGGATTCCACGGCGATCAGTGCTGCTAGCAATTCAGGTTTCATAGGCAAGAAAAGAGGGCCCCGCAAGGAGCCCTCCTTGTGAATCAGTAAACCGTAATCCGCTTGCCGCAGTAGTCAACGGCCAACACGACCAGATCCCGGGCGGAATCCTTCGTCAGCCGGCGCTCACGACGGCGCAGACAGCCGGCCAGAAACTCCTCGGCCCCGACCGGCAGGTCACGACCCCACCTGCTGATTTCCCGAGCCAGAAGCAGCGCGTCATAGGCCGACAGCATCGGCCCACGCACCGACTCAGGCCCGACCAGCGCGGCCAGTCGCGTCGATAGTTCGGCTTCGGCGAGGGTCATTCATCCTCCCCGGGCAGGTGGTTCAGGTACGGCGGCTGGTATGTCGAGCCAGCGCACACGACCGCATCTGGATAGGCAATCACGGCTTCCTCCAGCGTGTCGAAGTCATCCAACCAGCTGCGGCGACTCTGGCCAGACAGCACGCTGTCACGGCCGTAGATGCCGTGTTCGTACACGGTCCAGCGTTCGCTCTGGTACGTCGCGCCCCGGCCGCGTTCGATTGTTAGGTCAGTCACGCTCCCCCCTCCTTCCTGACAATCTGGGCGGCATTTCGGCGCAAGTCGTCCAGATCGGCGTCTGAGCAAATCAGGTGACCTTCGATCATCCGTGCCACTGCATCGCACACATCATCGAAATTCACCTGTCCCCAGTCGATTCCTTCAGCCTCGGCGTCAGCCATGCCGACAGCAGCGGCAGCGATCTTCTCCGAGACTGCAATCCGGCCGGATTCGATGCGTGCGGATAGCTGAGCCGCAGCGAATGCGGCGTGAAATACGTGGGTTGAGGTCACCGGGCACCTCCCCGGGCTTTGGCCAACGCGGCATGAGCCCGATCAAACAGGTCCACAGGCATATCGTCCCCGCCGTCCGTTTCCATCCACCACTGCATGATCCCATCCAACGCCGCCAGCAACTCAGGTGCAGCTGCCATCAGGCGATCATTGGTTTTCCACGCAATCGCGCCGTCGTTGACGCTGGCGTTCGTGACCCCATTGTGAATCACCGCGTCGTCAGCCCCAAAGGCGACGTACCACGGTTCTGGTGTATGTCCTGTCTTCATAGTTTTTTCCTCGGTCAGTCCTTACTGGGGACCGATCCGCGAAACCCCCGCCTGTCACGCAGGGGCTCCCCGGGTCAGTCGATTTCCTCAACCTTCACCAACTCCGCCCGGTCGAACACCGGCGTCCCGTTCAACGTCAGCACCGTCACCCGGTCCCCGTTGATCGCCTGGACGAACCCGGTTATCCCGTCCGGCCCGGTCACGCAGTCCCCGAGTGCTAGCATTTCCATTCCCTGCACGGCAGCCACCGCCAGCAATTCCACCCGGCCGGCGTGCTCGCGGTTCATCTTCTCCAGCTGCGCCATCCCATCGGCGTTCCACGGCACGGCAACCGGGCGCATCCCGTCGGCGATCTCCTGAGCCTGAGCCTTGAACGCGTTCGGGATCCAACCCACCGCCGCTGCAACGACTCCGGTCGGGATCGGCAAATCCGTCCACTCCCCACCAACGCCGCCCACCACGACGGCCCGGCCGGCCAGCAGCTGCTCGCCCCCAAGGATCCAGTGATCGGCCCCGTCGCGGAGCATCCCCTCCTCATCAATCCAGCAGTCAACGCCGGATCCGCATCCAACCCGTTCGAGTAGGTCAGCGCCGATCCATTCCAGCGCTGAATTCCAGCTGTCCACCGCCGCCGTGATGGTTCGCGCCGCTGGATCAATCCGGAGGCTCTTGGCTAGCACCGTGCGGGGGTCCTGTTCTGTCGTCTTCATAGTTTTTTCTGTCCTGTTCCTGCCGGGATCGGCCCGGCGTCCGTCAACCCATCTGGGCAGAGAGGGCAGGCCCCGAAGGGCCGGCCGTGCTCTACTCAGGCCGGGATCCCGAGCACCGCCTCGGCTTGCTGCCTCAACCACGCCACCCGGCCCTCGGGCTTGATCGCGGACAGCTTGTTGATATCCAGCACCACGTCCCCCTCGGCCGCCGTGATGGTCCCACCGGACCCGTACCCGTGCGGGAGTGTCGGTATCGTTTCCATCCAGCGGAACGCCACCCGACGGAACGCACTCGGATGCATCCCGGCCACAACCCGGGGCAGGTCCAGCGGCTCCTCGGCCGCTTTCAGGCGGTGCCTGATCTCCACCTCGGTACCGCCCCAAGCCAGCGCATACGCCACCACGATCTCAACCCGTACGCCCCGGGCTTCCAGCGCATCGGCCGCCGCCGCCATCATCACGGCCGCCCGTTGCATGGCGCTTTCGTCCACGGCCCACGATACCCGGCCGCCAAGGAGGATCCGGACAACCCGCCCGGCCGCCGGGACTGCCTCGGGCATCCAAGCCACCATGTTCTCGGGCTCGCCTTCGAGGAACCGGCTCACGTCGGCATCGTCGCCGGCCACGTCCCAGACGGGGCACGGCCGCTCCGTCGTCATGCTGTCGGCCGTCTCGCTGTTCAGCTGAGCGCTCAGCGCCCGGGCCAATTCAGCGCCGGCCGGCCACCCGTCCCGCATCAACTGCACGGCCTCGGCATAGGACCGGGTCCCAGTGAATTCCACGGAGCCCGTCTCGCTGCTTCGATGGTCCGGAGCGCACTGCCTCGGGCCGGGGCTCAGGAACGCCGTGAGCCCGTCACACTCAATCGTCGTGCGGCTCACTTCGCGCCCCCTTCCACTCGGGTCCGGGCTTCGGCCGGCATTCCCCGCCAGAGAACCATCTCCTCAACCCAGAACCGGCCCACGCCGGCCGCTAGCAGGGCAACGCCGGCCTGAGTCGCCCGGGGGCTCACGACGGCCCGCACCTGTTGCTTTTCGCATCCAGCCCGCACGGCCCGCACCCGGGCCAGCCACCCGGCCGCATCCAGCAGCCCGCCCCGGCCGAGATCCAGCACCGGCGCCGGCGCCGGCAAGCCCACTATCGCGGCTTCCAGCCCCTCGTCCACTGGCCAGTCCAACACGGCGAACCGATCCAGCGTCGCCGCATCCAGCTGGTTGCGGCCCACGTACTGGCGGGAAGCGCCTTGGCCGTACGTATTCGCCCCGGCAACGGTCAGGAACCGGGGGGACCGGGCAACCATACCCACCGGCGTCGCCATGACGTCGCCGGCCAGAGCGGCGTTGAGCACCGTCAGGACCCCGGCGTTGCCGGCGTCGATTTCATCCAACAAGAACACGCCCCCGTCCCGGTAGGCTTGGACGAACAAGGACTCCCGGTACGTGCCCCCGGCGTCAACGAATCCGAGCAAGTCTGACTTGCTGGTCTGAGGGCCGACACTCAGGCAGGAAAACCCAAGCCCGAGAGCCTCGGCCGCTTTCCGGGCCGCTGTCGTCTTTCCGGTCCCGGCCGGTCCCACCAAGAGCACGTTGAGACCGCACGCTAGCACCTGCAACAGAAGCGGAAACCGCTCGTGCTGCCGGGCCATTTCGATCTCGGGCCGGCCCGGGATCTCAATCCGGATGGTGGGTGGGGCCGGGATCTCTTCGCGGACGATACGCCGCACGGCGTCTTCGTCGATCCCGGGGGCCGGCATTAGTGCGGCCAATGCGGCCGTGAGCGCCGCCGCTGGATCCTGAGCGGGAGCCGGGGCCGGCCATGCATTGGACCGAAGCGCCGTCTGTAGCGTCGCCTTGGAAGCGCCGGCGATTTGCATCCCGGTCCCGAGCTTCAGTTTGCGGCATTCATCGCGGAGGGCTTGCACCGTCGCAGTGTCGATATCGTGGTATTCCATGGTTGGGTTGGTTAGTGGTTGGGGAGTCCGGCTTGAGTTTCGAGCCAGCCCAGAAGGGCCAGAACAGCCAGCCCGAGAAGGGCCAGCGCTGCGTTTCGGAGAGTTCGTTTCGTTTCGTTTTTCATACCGTGGAGCCGTAGGTTTACATAAAGCGGTTTATGCGTCAATACCTCATTCGCAGTTCTTCCAAAAAACCTCGGTAAACATTGATTGAAAATGGCGTCGGACATTGTATGTCTGAGGGCATGCCTGAGCTTGAATCGGTGGCTCCCAACGCAAGCCCCCAGAGCCTGCAACGGAGGATGAAACGGAATGAAGCGGTCCTGTCGGTCGCGAGGCTCACGTTGCCCGGCCGGATGGTGCTGAGCGCCCGCCGGGAATTGGAAACCGTCCACGCCGAAGCCAGCGCCCCGGGATTGAGCCCATCCGATCGCGCCTGCCTCGTTGGTGCCGCCTGCAAACTCCGCGACCAGCTGGCCGATATGCTCGCCATGCCCCGCCGCCCCGCCTCCGCATCTGGGAAGGGGAAATCCTCCGCCCCGATCCTTGACGTTTCCCCCGCCGGCCCGATCCCCCCAGACCTCGGTTGACCCGATCCCATCCCCTTCCGCCGTCCTTGGTGCTAGCACCGCCCAGCGCCTCGGGCTTCCATGCTAGCACGGTGCCTTGAGGGCGGGCGCGGGCGCGGGCACGTCTAAGGGATTCCTTTGGGCCGGGACCGTCCCCGGGGGGTGCCGGGGGTGGGGGGCCAGACTCGGCGACCGTTCAACGTGGTACCCCCTCCCCAATACCTAGGACACTTTCCAAACCGACATAGAGCGCTTTACCATGAGGGGTCCATGGGGGGTACATGAGGGGTATACGCTTACCCTCACCCTGCGTTTTTGCCCTGATTCTTAGGACTTATCTCTCTTCTGGTATGGGGTATAAGGGGTAATAGAGAGATTAATGGTTCCCAGTGCAGGTTTATGTGTGGCTCAGTTTCCAAACCAAGCCACATAACATCGTGCATAGGGGAACGAATAAGTTTGTGGTACCCCCCTACTACTCCTCTGAAAATCAGAAATCATGCTCTGATTCTTCCTGAAAGCCCTAAGAATGAGGCAAAAAAACGCAGTAGGGGGATATCGCCAAACCCCTCATTTACCCTACAAAAAACCCCCTACTCAAAGGGGGTGCGTTTACGCGTTTATTTGAAAATCAGGGTAGTTCCGCGTTTCTTCACCAGTTGCGGGAAGAATCTTGCGAATCTCCTGATGTGGACCTCGAACGTATCAAACTTCAGACGAGGCTCTGGTTGACCGAGCCAGATTTCTTCAATGGTGTACTCGCCGCTGTTTGGGAAGTCGATTTCGCGACCTTCGTTGGCGATGACGGATTGGATCTTCGGGCAGATGGAATTGGCTGTAATCGAGAACTCGGTGATCTCCAGGTGCGGCAGGTGCTCGGCGATCGCAACGGCGCGCTCCCAGACAGCGGGATCGTGTGCGTCACGGTGGATTCCTCCACCTACTTGAAGGCGCATGAGTCGCGTGAGGATGTTCACTGCGGATCCTTCATGAAGGTGTCGAAGAGGTCGTAATCCTCCGGATGTTCCTTGACGCGCCATGGGCGGGTGGAGCACTTGGTCATTCGGTCCAGGCATCCAGTGGATTCATTGAAGATGCGGAGACGACGACCGAAGGAGGTGAGTGTCTCAGCGTCACCAACGGCCGCCTTGAGGTCGCTGGTCGTTCCGGTCCACCCGACAGGAGGAAGGTTTTTGATCCAGCTGAATCCCTTCCGGTAACCGTCGGCGCCGAAGATGATGGGCGCGTCGTTGCGTTTCGGGTCGTTCACGCAGACGAGGTAGTTGCCATCGACCGCGAATCCACCCATTCGTTCGGATTCGGAAACCAGTGCGTCAGAGACACGCACCTGATCTCCGGGTTTCATGTTGCGAAGTATGGTTTTTGCATTCATGCGTCAGAACGATGACACGTTGACGCGATTACGTCAATCCAAGGCTGCGGATTTTTGAGGCGGCGAGATAGCCCACTTCACCTTGCCGTTGGTCTTGGTTTTCTTGATGCGCTCCGGATCCTGCTCATGCAGTCGTGCAAGGTAGACTCCGCAGGCGGTGTTGAAGCGGAAGAGGCGGTCGGCTTCCCGGGCGTACTTGGAATCGCGCAGGATGGTCTCGAGGTCGGCGGCCGTACCTCTCCAGGTGAGGAATTCGTTCTCGAAGATCACGGTGTCGATGAGGCCAATGAGTTGGTGCTCTGGTGACAGCTGCATGAGTTCTTCGAGGATGGCCGGGTGCTGGTAGGCTTTGAGGCCGCAGCGGGGTTCGACGAGGTGGTCTGGGACGGTGAGGCCGTCGAGGTAGTGGGAGAACTGGGAGAGTTCGGTGTCGATGATCTCGCGGAGGACTTCGATTTCGGGGCCGGGCCACGGGAGCGGATTGCGGACGCAGCGGAGGATAATGAGTTTGTCCATGAGGGACGGGTCGAGCGGGGGGAGGACTTGGAGGTTCTCAGGTTCGTCGTTGAGGGAGATGGACATAGCCCAGATGGGGCGGAGGGTGACGGCTTGGCGGTTCTTGGGGTGGCAGGACTGGTCGATGTCGAACAGCATGGATTTGATGTGGGAGCCGAGGGTGCGCCGGGAATGGATGTCGCGGCCGGGTGCCTCATCGGAGATGCAGAGGTGCTCGGAGGCGAAGAGGTCGCCGTTGAACTCGGTGGCGCCACTCATATAGCGGTAGGGCTTGGCGATGCGGCCTCCGAGGAGTTTGGTGATGACCTGAGCCTGGACGAAGGACTTGCCGCACGCGGCGGGACCGACGAGGGCAAGGGCCTGCGAAGCTCTCCAGGTGTTGGTGAGGACGGCGCGGCGGCGGAGCGCGAGCCAGTAGATGAGGCGCCAGTACTGGTCGTCGTTCTGGTCCAGGAGGTTATGGAGGTAGGTCTGGAGACGGGCGCAGTCGCCGGGGACGGATTCCAGTGGCGCGACGGATTCGGTGACGAGAACCTTGCCGTAAAGGCCAGCGCGGTGACCGGCGACGGAACCGGCATAGCGGATGCGGGTGTCCCGGGTGCGGCGCAGGAGTTCGCGATCGACGTCGGATGCACCGGTTTGGTCCTTGGTAGGGGATACGCCGGACTCAGTGAAGAGGGTCCGGACGCGCTCTCCGTTGATCTGGGCGTAATCGCCCCAGGCGTTACGGGTCCACCACTGGCCGGAATTGGGGTCGTAATGGAGGTCGTCAAGCGGATTAGGTGACGCGGGCTGCGGCGCAGCGGGAACGGGCCGTGGTGGATCGCCAGCTGCGTCGAGGAGGCCTTGGATGGATACGTCAGCGGGGATTGGGTCGGCGAGGTCCCAGCCGTCAGGGAGTGTGGCTGGGAGGGAAACGAGGCGGGCGGCCGGTAGGCGGGCTTTCAGGTAGACCATGGCGTCGCGGCCGGGTTTGTCGTGGTCGGGCCACAGGACGATGGGTGTGGTGCGTGTCAGGAGCGGGTCGATAGCAGCACGGCCGACGCGCTTGGAGCCGCCCTGCCAGGTGAGGACGACGTGGGACGGGAAGAGCTTGGAAGCGGCGACGGCGGTTTTCTCGCCTTCTACGATGAGGACCGGGTCGTTCGGGCGCCGGGCGAGGAGGTGGAGGTTGAAAATGGGGACGTCTTCGGGGGCGGTCCAGCCCTTCCAGCGCCAGTGGCGGGGGTTGAGGAGGTCCGGCGGCTGGTTGTCAGGAGGCAGGAACCGGAGTGGGCGGACGTCTTTGGAGCCGTCGGGGAGGTCGAACCGGACGACGTAGGCGCGGATCGTGCCGTCGGCGTCGGGATAGGGCCACGCTGCGGAGCCGTAGCGGTACGGCTGGGATGCGTCGTTACGGTGGCCGTGCTTGAGGGGGTCGAACGAGCGGGGTGCGGGCTGGTAATCGTCGCGGATACCGAGGAATTCGCGGGACCACTGGGCGGCCTGGGCCTTGGAATAGACGTGATGCTGGCCGACGAGTTCGAGGAGATCGCCGCCCTGACCAGCGGCGTGGTCGTACCACAGGCCCTGCTTGGGGCCTTGGAGTTCGACGTAACAGGAGTCGCCCGGGTCGCCGAAGACGTTGCCGACGATCCACTGGGGGCCGACCTGACGGCCGGCTGGGAGGAGTTGAGCGCAGAGTTCTGCGACACGGACGGAGAGTGCGTCCGAGAGTTCGGTAAGGGTCATGCTTGTAGTTGCTGAGAGGTGAGTTAGAGAGAGGTTGTCATAAAGGCTGGCGTGTGGTCTCCCACATAGGCGCCGAGTTGGTTGAATTCGTGGTATTCGACGGCTTCTTCGTAGGTCATGCCGTAAGATTCCAGCTGAGCGATGACTTTGTCGTAGTCGTAGATCACGAATTGCTCACTGCCGAATCGAGTTCCGATCCCAAGGATGCAGTCGTCGAAGCCGTCCATGACAACGAGGTCCGGATTGATGTCTGCGATTTGATCACGGGTCATAGGAAAAAGAGGGGGCACTTTGAACGAAAAGAGGGGACACTTTCAACTGCACGGAAATGGGTACATTAACTTGCAGTCAAAAGAGGGGACACTTTCAGTCGTGATTCATATCGTACTCGACCGCTTCCAGCTGCGCGATCCGGAGTTGTTCAGGTGTTGCTACCGCGTTGCCACACAGGATTCCGAGGCGTTCGTAGAAACGGTACTTGGCTTCCTCTGAGAGGTTTTCGGGGGCTGTTTGGGTTGTTGTCACAGGTTGTCTGTATCGCTAACGTATCGTGCAATGATGGCGAGACCGCCGGAAAGGTTGACCTGCTCAAGCCAGTTGGATTGATCGGGCCGGACTTTACCGGTGGGGGTCTTGACTTCAATGGAGAGAAACTGGGCGATGGGTTTGCCGACCATGTCGGGCGTGACTGTAACCGTGCGCCAGCCGATCAGGTCACCAGAGCCCGGGAATAATCCCATGCGGACGTGGCGGGCATCGGTCAGGAAGACGCCTTCGGGATCGCGCAGGGCCTTGCCAACGTATCCCTCGCCCACTTGGTTACGGAAGACTCGGACGTGCGGTTTGGAGCCGGCCGCCCTGAGTATGAGGGCTTGGAGTTCGGATTCAGTCATGGTTACAGGATGGAGGTGATGAGACTGGTCTTCCGCGAGCGAGCTTTCCAGCGGAAGTATGCCCATCCCGGTTTGTAGCCACGTTTCGCTGCGAGGGAACGAAAATCGTCCAAGGTTTTACACTTTCCTTCCTCGCGGCGTTCATCTCGTTTCTTTTGGATGTCCTCGATGGACAGGCGCTGGAGTTCGCCATCGACCTCTTCGATCTCCCGAGGAGCGATCTCACGTGCGGATCCGCACTGCGGGCAGGCGGTGCCGGCGAAGATCGCGAAGCACTTCGAGCACTGCTTGGTTTCGACCGGGCGGGACTTGGCCTTGCGTTTCTCGCGCCCTTCGAGGTCCCACTCGCGCTCCTGCTCGGCCAGACCGTGACGCAGGCAGTTCCCTACGTGATCGAGGATCACGGCGTGAGTCTTGCCTGGGTACGGCCGGAGAGCGCGTCCTACCTGTTGCAGGTGCATGGACAACGACTGCGTGGGCCGGAGTAGGATCGCCGCGTTGACGGTTGGGAGATCAAACCCCTCGGAGATAAGTTCGCAGGAGGTCAGGACAAGGATTTTACCAGCTGTCAGGTCATCGACGCGCCGCTTGCGGACCTCGGGTTCGAGCGTCCCGTCGATGCTAGCAGCCGGGATTCCGCAGGAGTTGAACGTATCGGCAACCTGCTGCGCGTGCGCCACCGAGATGCAGAACGCCACGGCCCGCTGACGATTGCAGAACCGGACGTAATGGGTCACGGCATCGCCAGTGATGCGCGGAGTGTTCACGACTTCCTCGGCTTCGGATCGGTCGAAGTCGCCGGCGATCGTGTGGACCTGACTGAGATCGACGGTTTCGCGAGGAGCGTAGTACACCGGGCGGGCCAGGAATCCGTTGTCGATGAGCCACTGGACTGACGGCCCCATGACCATGCGGTCGAACATGACGCCAAGGCCCTTGCCATCGAGGCGCTCAGGGGTCGCGGTGACGCCGATGAACTTGGCGTTTGGCCATGCAGCGAACATCTGGACGTAGGACTTGGAAACCGAGTGGTGCGCTTCGTCGATGATAACGAGGTCTGGAGGAGTGACCGTATCCAGCCGGCGCGCAAGGGTCTGAATCGAGGCGACCATGGCAGATTGTTGAGCCATGAATTTGCCCGACTGGATGAATCCATGCGGTACGCCGACGCGCTTCAGCGTTGCACTGATCTGCTCGAGGATTTCTTTCCGGTGCGCGACGACGATCACCCGGGTCCCGCGCTTCAGGACCTGCTGGGTGATGTACGAGAAGAGCACCGTCTTGCCGGATCCAGTGGGGCTGACGGCGATCGGGCGCTTGGCGCCGGACGCGAACGCGGATCGGATGTCGTTAGACAGCTGGTTTTGGTAGGGGCGCAGTTCCATGAGATTGGGATGATCCCGAAACGGATTTCGGTATGATCGGCCGGAGTGACGGCCCATCGTGAGCCGTAGGCTGCGTTCTGCGGCTTGACGTGTCAAGCACAAGCTGCACACTCGCCGGCATGAGTAACACAATTCGAGTGAGCTACCGGCTGCCGATTGAGGTCGCCCAGATGCTGGAAGATGAGGCGATTCGATCCCGGCGCACGAAAACGGCGGTGTTGATCATCGCGATTGAGGACCATGTCCTGCGGGGCGAAGACGATTTTCCAGAGGTGATCAAGAAACCCGTTGACACTCGGAAGTCGCGCTAGCAGGATTCCGCCACGACGCATAGCTTGGTTTCGTCAACCAAGCGCGAACTGGGCGCGTTAATCCAGTTGGCCAAGAGTGCCGAAGGGCATTCGCCGGTTCCACGGCTCGGGCTCGCCACCGAGGTTGGATTGATGGTCTTAACAGACCTGCAATCTGCCTCGTTGTCTCGGAGGGGTAGGTGAAGAAAACCTCCGGGGTAGGAGAGCCAATATGGCAACAGGAAATGTAATCAGCTGTAAGCAGTTCGCTTCCTTCCTCGTCTCGCAGGAACCTGTGTATGACAAGGAAGTTCTCAAAGATGTCCGTCCGTTTGACGGATTGATCGGATACTACAACACCGGATCGTTCGACGCGTACTCCGGCACCACCCATCGTTTCGACCGCTTCAACAGCGTGTTCCCGAACGTGACTGGCGCCTGGGAAAACTCGACTGGCGACAGTTGCGTTGGTCAGCCGTGTGACCCGTCTGAAAACAAGATCGGTTGGGGCTACACCCGTAGCACCTACTCGCTTGAAAAGCAGGCGTGGGGTTCTGACATCCTGTGCTTCGACCAGATCATGACGAAGACGAAGGCCAAGGAGCACTTCCGTCAGATCATCGACGACGTTCTTCGCCCTGCGACGAACTGGATCACCACCTACTACCTCCAGCGCAAGGCGATGGAATTGTCTGGTTACACCCCTAGCGGCATCAGCGGCGGCGCTTTTGCTTGTAAGGCTGGTCTCCCGGCGATTTCGTTCTCCTGGGTTGGCGCTGGTTACACCACCCTGCGCGTTCTCGACAGCGCCAGCGCGGCCGTTACGGCTGCTAGCTTGGGCTTGTTGACTCCGGACATTCTCCGTAGTCGCGTGACCCGCCAGTACTTCCTGGGTGCTATCCAGGCCGGTAAGGAAGGTTACGACAGCCTCCAGCTGCACACCGACAAGGAAACCTTCCGTTATCTCGCCAAGTCCAACAGCCAGCTGACTGACTCTTGGCGCTTCGGTGAGTTCGCTCCCGCTGCCAAGGAGTTCTACAAGTTCGGCTTCATGGGCTTCGTCGGCGACTTCATGGTGAAGGTGCTCCAGTTCCCGTTGCGCTTCAACGCGACGTCGACCCCGGGCAACTACACCTTGGTCCTGCCGTACAAGAACGTGGCCGCGAGCGAAGGCATCCGCTCTGAATTCAACGGTGATTACGATCGGGCTCAGTACCAGGTCAGCTACATCAACAACCCTCGCGCTCTGCGTGTGTTGCCGTTCCGCCCCGAGGCCGTGAACCCGAATATGCCGTTTATGGTTCGGGATTACGGTGGGCGTTGGAAGTTCGCGACCAACGACTTGGGCGCGGACTGCTCCGGCCGACCGATCGACAACAGCCGTGGAAACAAGGGCAAGTTCATCGCTGACTTCCAGTTGGCCGTGAAGCCTGAGCATCCGGAATGGCTTGAAGCGATCTTCCACAAGGTCAATGGTACCTGCCCTGTGATTATCGCTGGCTGCGCTGCTGATCCGGGCGATCCTGCCCAGAACTACAACTCCGCGAACGCCGTCTGCAATCCGACGATTCAGTTCACGGCGACTCCGGTCACCGGTGGAACGAACTTCGTGTTGAACGCGAATACGAGCATCCTGTGCAACGACAACTACATCACCAGCGCGGCTATCAACGCCGCCAACGTGGCTGCTCTTGTTGCCGACTTGCAGACTGTCTGGGATACCGAGTTCGGCTCCGCTGCTGGTACTTGGAGCGTTGTCTCTGGCAACGTCATCCAGCTGGCTAGCAGCGCGTTCGGTACGACCACCGAGGTTGTGCCTTGCACCAACGTTACGTTGGAGTTCTCGATCTAACCAATCAATCAACAGGGACTCTCCTTCGGGAGGGTCCCCTTTTGAGGTGCTGGCAGCCGCCCGGAGCGTCCGGGATGCTGGCAGCCTCTCACCAAGGAAAGGATTTTACGATGTACGGCAAAATGATGCGGAAGCGGAAGATGGACGCCATGAATCGCATGGGCGCCGAGGTTGAAACCGTTGAGTTCATGCCCCCTGAGGGAATGAAGCTCGAGGGCGAATCCGGCTCCGCCATGGTCGATTGGCGCATAACCCCGAACGGCACGGTTGAGATCGTTGCGTTCGACGGCGTCACCCTGGGCGGTGGCGAAATGGAGATGGAAGAGGCTGAAGGCCCCGAGATGGAGATGGAAGGCATGGAGGAGGAAGCCTGATATGCCTGCATTGACGCCTCAACAGCTGGCTGATCTCGGTGGCTGTTTCGACTGCATGGAGCCCGGATTGCAGCAGACAATGCTGCTGACTCTGCTTCAGCAGATTCAGGCCGCTTCGCCAGGTGCTACCCTCAGCACAACCAGCCCAGGCGGGCTCCTGACTGCAACGGCTACGGCCGCTGCTAACCCCAGTCGCCGCCGGTTTGTGATCCAGAATCAGAAGACTACCGAGCATCTCCACCTAAAATTTGGAACTGGATGCACAACGGCTGACTACCACTACACTTTGCTGAGCGCCGCAACCGCTGGCGCCCAAGCATCACACCTGACTTTTGACGGCTACACTGGCGCGATCAGTGTCGCTACTGCCACCGGAACCCCCTCCTACACGTTCGCTGAATTTGTCTGACCTATGGCTACCCCCGCAATTCAAACCCTCCTGACTGATGCTCAGCAGGTGCTGAACCTCAACTCGTTGTCCGAGGTTCGGTCAACAATGGCCGCCGCGCTTGCCAACGCAAACGTCGGCACGCCGCTTAACCCGAACCTGACCACGCAACAGCTGTGGGACGAGTTCTACCTGATCGTTCGCCAACCTGAGAGCGACATCGAGTCGATTATCACCAACCAGTTGATGAAGTTTCTGTTTGCTCCGCCGGCTCCGGGTGGTGCGGGGGCGAATCATGAGGTTATTTACAACAACAACGGAGTGCTAGCAGGCGATTCCAAGTTTCTTTGGGATGACGCGTTAAACAAGCTGGACATTGATGGCTCCGCCACCATCAGCGGCGATCTGACGGTGCGGACGACTCGTCTTACTACGACCACTACCGGTGTCGGCATTGGCACGGCGACTCCAATTCTTCCGCTTGATGTTCGTGGAACCGCCGGTGCTGGTGCGTTGTTTCTTAGGACCACTGATCCTACTGCTCCAGTTGCTTCAGCTTACATTCAAACTCCTGTTTCAACCGGATTCTCTTCGACTGTTCCAATGTACGGTTTCTGGTATCAGAACTGTGGAATGGGAAATCCTGCGTCTGAGAATTTGAGCTGGATTATCAACAGCTCCGAAGCCATGCGCCTGAACTCCACGGGGCTGGGCGTGGGGGCGAGTCCTTCGTATAAGCTGGAAGTGGTTGCGCCAGCAGGCGATAACATTGTCAGCCTATTTAGATCAGGCGATGCAACTGCGGCAAACAATGCAGGAGGCGGTTTCCGATCAATCTCAAGTGCAACTGCTGCCAACCGAGTTGCTCAGGTTTGGCTTGATGCTGACGGAGCTGATTTCAGCAGCGGTGATTACTTTTTTATCCAAAAGAACGGCAACAGCGGAACGGTTGAATTTAACCAATCTTCCAACGCCGCGATGACGTTTCTGACCAACGGCACAGAACGAGCTAGGATCGATGCGAGTGGGAATTTAATTCTGCAATCGTCCGCTACTCCCGCAACTCTTGGAACAAATGGTATGCTAACAGTCAACGCTACCAGCAACACAAACCTCCGCTTTAGCTATCGCGGATCTGATGGCACAACCCGAGTCGCCAACATCACTCTCGCCTAATAATATGACCATCCTCTGGATCATCGAACGCCTTCTCGTCCGCAAAGTCGAAGGCACTCTCACCGATGTCGTCATCACCGCCGATTGGCGTTGCAACGGCTCGCAGGAATCGTTCAGCGGAACTTGCTACGGCTCATGCTCGTTCGCTCCGCCGTCTGGTTCGTTCACGCCGTATCCCGACCTCACGCAGGATCAAGTCCTCGGCTGGTGCTTCGCCAATGGAGTCAATCAAGCGGCCATCGAAGCGAACGTGACGCAGCAGATCAACGACCAGATCAACCCTCCGATCATCGCTCCGCCGCTGCCGTGGGTGGAGCCTGCGCCTCCGGTTCCGCCTGAGCCGGATCCGGTTCCTCCGATGCTTCCCATGACGAGTCCGGAGTTGCCAGCTGCTTGACGCTGACATACGCTGACGCCGCATGAACGAAATCACGCTGACAATCAACCAAACCGAAGCCCAGAATCTCGTCCAACTGATCGAGATTGCCATCCGTGCCGGCGGAAGCCAAAACGGTCGCGTTGGAATCCCGCTCCAGGACAAGATTCTGCTGGCCGCATCCCAACCAGCCCCCACCAATGCCGGAGGAGAACCTTCACAACCTTGAGGTACGTATCGTGAGACTGGAGACCATCATCGGTGATAAAGACGCCGGGATGGTCTCCGACATCCACGGAATCAAAGCCACCCTCGAAGGCCTCAAGCAGTTCCAATGGAAGCTGTTTGGCGGCCTCGGGGTTTTGGTTGTGCTGGCCCAGTTGATTGGTAGGATGACCATGAAATGAACGACTCAATCAAGTCTATCGTCCGCCACGGACTCTCGTTCGGTGGCGGTTTTCTGGTCGCCAAGGGCCTTGTGACCGTTGATCAAGCTAACGAGCTTGCCGGCGCTTTCATCACGGTCTTGGGCGTTGCATGGTCTGTCTGGAAGAATCGCAAGACTCCTCCGGCTCCCCCTGCTGCTCCGGCTGCGTGAGTGGCTAACCAGTGAACTGGATCTACCAACTGGTGAAGGCGTTCCTGGATTGGCTCCGGGAAACGCCTGCGCCAACGGTTGAAGATGGAAATGCACCCAAACCTCTCAAGAACGATCTGGCTGCTCGTATTGCCGATTTGCCTGGGCTGCCGGACGAAGGTGGTCCTGGTCCCTTCCGGTGATCCGATCATGCTAGCAGAACCGACGCGGGCCAGTGTGTACGCGTTTGACCGCGACGGTAAGCTGGTCGGTCCTTCGACTGTGAAGATTCCAGCTGGGTGGTACGCTCTGCCCAAGACCAAATGATCACCTACCGAGGCCAGAAGTTCGCCGGCTACAACAAGCCCAAGGCTACGCCGGGTGCGTCCAAGAAGTCCGCCGTGCTGGCCAAGGAAAATGGCAAGGTGCGCTTGGTGCGCTTCGGTGATCCAAAGATGCCGATTAAGAAGCACATCGCGAAAAACCGGAAGAGTTTCCGTGCGCGGCATGGTTGCGACACCCCGGGAACGAAGCTGTCTGCCAAGTATTGGTCCTGCCGGGCCTGGTGACTCTATGCAAACCAAATACGCCAAACTGGTCCGCAAGCTGAAGAATCAAGGTGCGGACGATCCTCGCGCTCTCGCGGCATTCATCGGCAGAAAAAAGCTCGGCGCGGAAGAGTTCCAACGCCGAGCCGCTGCTGGTAGGCGCAAGGCCGCCCGTTAGTACGCTGACGGAAGTTCGTCGATCGCGTCCTCCGCGTTCTTCGGTGCCACCCGGGTAGCGGTCGAAGTGCCTTCACCTTGGCCGGGTTCAGACGACCGGACCTTACCAACCTTCTTCTCGAGTTCGGCCACCTTCTGCTGGAGCCGGATTACCCGCAGGCGCTCGCGCCCGTAGGCCCGCGCCCGCAGCGCCACCTGAGCCTGAGCCTTGGTGATCAAGTCCACCTTGTCGTCGTATCCCATGTCAGCATCGACGCCTTCGCCCTTCAGAGCGATCTTGATCAGGCGATCACTTTCATCCAGCAGGCGGTTCCCATCTTCATCACCCTCCTCACGGCCGAACAGCTGAGCGTGGGTCTTCTCGTAGTCGGCAAACTGCGACTCGAACAACTCGCGTGACCGGGACTGGCGGGTCTCAACGAGCTTGGACTTCTCGATCTCGCGTTGGGCGCCCTTCTCTTTCCACTCAGCGATGGACTTGTCTCGAGACTGAGTGAGTTCGAGGATCTTCCGGCGGTGAGCCATCATCTCGGGCGCAGCTGGGCCGAACGTCTCCTGGGCGATGATAGCAGCCTTGGCTACCGGCACGTTCAAGAGAGTCATGATGTCTTGATGATTGGCATCGCGCTCGGTGCCGTCTTCATCAGTGACGCGGATACCGTCGATGTCTCCAAGGGCAGTCTGCCACGCTTCACGCAGCGGCGCTTCGTACTTCTGCTTGTACTCGCCAGATCGCGTGTAGTTGAGATACCGGACTTCAGTGTCCAGTTCCTCGGCGTTCTTGCGGATCGAATCCATCTCAGCCTTCAGGGCCTTGGTGGCTTCTTCGACTTCCTTGCGGGTGCCTTCAGACTTGGCGCGTTCGAGTTCAGTGACCTTGGCGGCGAAATCATCGCGCTCCTTCTTGGTCATCTCGTACTGCTCGCGGAACTGCTTGATCGAGGTCGGTTCCGGCTTGGCGGGTTCCGTCTTCGCAGCAGGTGCGGGCTCTTCCTTCTTCGGAGTGAACCGATCCAGGTTGAACAGGTCTTCAACCTTCGGCTTCGGAGTTTCGGCAGCCGGGGTATTGGTGGCAGCAACTGGGGCCGGCTCAGGAGCGGGAGCGGGAGTTGGTGCAGCAACAGGCGCAGGCATCGCTGAACCCATCGGGTTGTCCAGACCTTGCCCTTCGATAGCGTCGATGCCGGAAAATGCTTCGGAATAATCTGCGCCCCGTTCGGTTGGGGCATCTGGTGATAGCAGCGGGTTCATTCGAGGTTCTGATTAAGAGTCGTTTTTTCTTTTCGCATTTCCACCAGACCATTCAGTTCCTCGATGAACGCACGCGCACCGGCGCGCTTGCAGTTGGCATTCCAGCCATGCTGCGGGTTCTCCGAGGGCGGAAGGTTCCAGCAGAAATTATTGAAGGCCGCCAAGAGCGCGGCTTGGAGTTCGGGCGTTTCGAGCATTCGCTCGACTGATTGGAGGCGCTGCTTGTCGCGCTGAAACTCTTGCTTGGGGGATTGTATCATTGGTTAAGGATGTCGGCCTGAGTCTTGAGATCCATGGCGGCAATGTCCGCCCGAGTGAGCGCACCCTTGCGCTGAGCCTCGGCGATCGTGTTGGCGTTCTTGCGCTGTTGATCTTGCTCGAAGGCCACCTGCTTCTGGACGCGCTTCTGCTCGGAGTTCGCGGCAGCGATCTGAGCCTTGGACTGCGCGGTGATGAGCATCGACTGGATCTTCGCAGCGGTCTCGGCATCCATCCCATTTCCAGCTGCGCCTGCTTCGGCCTGAGCCTGAGCTTGCTGCTGAAGACGCTGCACGTAGCCCTTGATGTAGTTCGAGGCCTGAGCGATGCCGTCGTTGTAGAGCTTCATGTTCTGCTCTTGGCCGGGGTCCTGAGCGATCAGCTGCATCTGCTCCTGGATGTGCTGAATGACGTTGGCCAAGCCAAGCACGCGTTCCATGGTCGGCATACCGTTCTGTTCCTTCTCGATGCGCCCGATCGCGCCACCAAGCATCTGGAGAAGCGTCTGGATGTACTCGGGCCGATTGATCGAAGTCGCGATAACCACCGGCTGACCGTCGATGAGCGTGCCCCACGCCATCGTAGCGCGCTCGACGGCCGGCGAGACGGGTTTGTTGTCCACCGGTGCGAGACGATTCGCCAGGAGGGGATCGTCGGTGTTGGCTTCGACGTACATGTGAACCACCTCGGCTTGGGAATCCGGTGCTAGCAACGGGCGGATGGCCATGAGGCGGTCAGCCTGCGCGATCTCGAGCATCTTGTTGCCGGAGCCCATGACGCGCTCGGGCATGATGTCCCAGCTGTCGAGGTTGTTGAACACGGACGGATCGACGCCTTCGGCTTCGCACTTGCGACGGAACTGAACGCAATCGGGATGGTCGATCGTGCAGAACCGGCGAGCGATCTCGCGGTACTGGAAGGTCTGCTGGGTGTAGGCGCGGGTGAGCATCGAGCCCATGAGCGCATTGGCGTTGTTCACGCGGGCCATCACTTCGGTCGCCGTGAGTTCCTTCGATGAACCGTCGTTCACGTCTTGCGTGTAGGCCGCACTGGACTCGGCCATGATCTGCCGGTGCATGGCCATGGCGCCCGAGAGCATCGGGTAGTCCAGCACGTGACGTTCGGATTGCGGAACCCATGAGAGTCCTTCCGGGATCACACCCATGTTGAACAGGTCGATCTTCTCCATCCGCTCAGCGTCACCGTCAGCGACGTTGCGGAAAAGCCACAGCATCTGCTCGAACACCGAGTCGGTGAATTTGCAGCGCATCCGATTCTGGAGATGGCAGACGGAGTACAGCAGGTATCCGAGTGACCGCACGGAATGCCAGCGGAACGGAGGCACTACAGCGCCGTCGGCAAACTGGACGTGCATCAGTTCAAAGATGTCGCGGCCGTAACACCGATCTCCCGCATCAAAGAGCCACTGTCCAGCGGTCTGCATATTGCCGATGCCGCTGTTGTACTGGTCAACGATGATCCGGCGGCGCCAGGAGGGGTCGTCACTGGTCGTGTCCAGAAAGTAGAAGTCGTAGCAACGCAGCACCGGTGTCGCGTCGGAACCCCAGTAGCCGGAGTTCTCTTTGAAATCTTCCTCAATCTTCTCAGGGAAGTATTGGCCGGACCAGTCGTTGACCTGGAGGCTGGTAGCCTCGCGTTCGATCATCGCTGCCAGCAGCTGGTTCACCAGCGTCAGATTCCAGCCGGGGTCCACGTTCTCACCACGGGTCATGCGGATCAGGTCCTGAGCCGTAAAGGACGTGTAGATCGCGAAGTGCGACAGGTTCTCCATCGTGGTCAACGTGTTGGTCGGGACCAAGATGTCCTCAGTGCCGCGAGCCGATGGGCACCAGTCGCGATCACGAAGCCAAGTGACTGGCCCGATGCCGTGAAGCACCGTGGCCGCAAACTGAGACTCCAAGACCGTCGAGTATTTCGGAGACCGCTTCATCACGCGGTTCAGCTGCTTCGTGATGATGTTGCCCCACTGGGTGCGCTTGTCGCGGGGTCCGATGTCGAGACCAACCGAGAAGTAATTCTGCGGCTTCAGGAACGCGTTCGTGAACTGCTGGCGAGAGGCATGGATGATCCGGGTGCCTTCCAGGAAGTTGACGTTCGTCTGGATGCGGTTGTCGCGTGCTTCCTCCTGGGTGTATGGAGGGTTGCCGTTGAAGCAAGAGTTGATGCGCGCTCGGTTGCGGGAGCGCGGCTGTTCCGCTTCGAGCATGGCGCTAACGACGTTCCAGACTCTGCTGGGTTCCTTGAAGCTCATATCGGTGTCAGATTGCTTTCCGTTCGTGCGAAATCCAGCAATTATCGGGCATTTCGGTCTTGCCAAGATACGAAAGAGGGACCCAGACCTTCAGCTTCAGGTAGCACCCGCAGACTTCGCAGGTGCCAGCAAGCCACTCCCCTTGCAGAAACATCGCCATGTCATTGCGCGCCTGTTCCTGCTCAAGAATAGCCTCGGCCACGGTCTTGGTAACCGACCGTGCATCCGTGGGTTTGTTGTGAATACAGCGGTTGCAGGTATCAATGCGATCCTGCGCCTGCCGGCGATCGACAGGCACACCACCATCACCCAGCCATTCGGCTAGGATGCGCGCTCCTTGAGCCGTCTGGCGCAATTTAGCGGCCGCACGTGCGACAGCCTGAAACCCTTGGTTGTACATTGGATCCTGGTGTTGAGTACGTGGACGGAAAACGGGCCTTGGTGTAGTTCTCTAGATCCAGCTGGGCCTTCTCGAGTGAAGCCGGGAGACCGTTGGCGGCCCGATGCTGCGCGATGATTCTGGCCGTTTCGTAGAAATCATCGTTCATCGGGTTGGGTTTATTCCACTTGGTTTCGGGCTGGTAATACTGCCATCCACCGTTGGGGAACGAATTCAGATTCATGTTGCTCATACGGCAGCATTAAAACGGGAGATCGTCTGAATCGTCCAGATCAGGCTTGGGAGCGGCTGGGGCAGACTCACGGCGCGGAGCCGGCGCAGCACCTTCATCGCGACCCTTCAGGAATTGGAAGGTCTCAATCATGATCCGAGTGGTGGACCGCTTCTCGCCGGTCTTTTTGTCGTCCCACTCTTCCCGAGTCAGACGCCCCTCAACCAACAACGGATGCCCCTTCTTGACGTACTGGGCGATCGTTTCAGCCTGCTTTCCGAAGGCCTTGCACTCAGCATAGTAGACGTCTTCCTTGTCTTCACCGGACTCAGTCTTCCAGCGGCGATTGACTGCCATGCTCAGGTTGCAGACGGCGGTTCCCTTCGGCAGGTGCTTGAGTTCTACGTCGCGGGTGAGGTTTCCGACTAGGATGACTTTGTTGAATGAGGCCATAAGATTAGGAGTAGGTTAGCGAATGTTGAGACTCCACTGACCGGCGCTTGTCAGACATACGCGTCAGCCACTTTGGTGTCTGTCGCTTGACAATACCAACACCGTGGCCGCCTGCAATCTCAAAACCGTTTCGGCGCGCCATTTCGAGCGCAACCACGAACGAATCCCACAAGTCAGGCGATCGGCCCATGCGTTCCTTGGTCTTGTGCTTCGGCTCCACGTCGATCAATCCAGTACGGGCGATACCCCACTCGCGCATCGCACCTTCCTCGGCGACTTCACGCGGCAGTTTCCGCAACTGCTTGGATTCGATGAGTAGGCGAGACGAATACCAGAGTGCAGTCACCATCTTGCCGTAGGCCTCGCGCTCGGTCTTCGCATCCCCCTGGCGTACCGGACGATCCAGTGGCTTCCCGCCGAACTCAATCGGAACCACCTGCGGAGACCACAGGCGAGCGAACGCAGACATCAGTGTGCCGCGTCCAGTGGAGTCAAACCCCACCTGCTCCGGGTTAATATTGCGCTGCTTGCAGTACAGCAACACGTACTCGGCAATTTGCTCTTCGGCCTGCTGCGCCTTGACCGCCGTGACCGGAATCACAATGGGCGGTTCTGCGAATGCTAGCACCGTGCGACCGGACGCATCTGGTCCGAACTTGAGGTCCGTCATAACGCATCGGTCACCGCCGACGCCCGAGTACGCAGCGTCGATGCCGATCACGCGGATGATCTTGTCAGCGCGGTCCCACGCGACATCGTCGAACGCTTGGTTCTGCTCGCACAACGACATCGTGACCACGCGCCTGGTGCCACCGTCCCGAGGCAGCAGACCGAGGTTCATCATCGAGAACTGCAACGAGTCCCGGCCGTAGTAATCGAGGTCCGCCTGAATCTGCTCCGGCGTGATGATGCCTCGATACGGATTCGTGCCCTTGGGGAATTTCGCATTCGGCGTGTCGTATCCACACAGCTGGACAGCCAACCCACCGGGCGCCCGCGTTCTCCAGGTGCGCGTTTTCTCCAAGTATTCGAGACCCTCCCAGCCGCCGAATGTCGGATGCGGTTCGCACACTACGCCAAGCGCATCATTGCGGTCCTTGGGGTTGCCCATCGCGATCAGCTTGAACTCGGGGTTCTTGCGAAGGTTAGCCACCGAGTCCAAGAAACCGCGCCCCATCAGTGAGGCTTCGTCCGCGATCAACATCACGCGATCGTTCTTCAATCCGACGTAGTTCGAGAGGCCGACAAACGTGCCGCCCACCTTGCACGCTACACCGATGATGCCGTCTCGAAAGTCTTGCGCTTCGGCGTCTTCATCTGAACTGGTCAGGATGAACCGGCTTTCAATCACGCGGCCCGGGAGCCACTCGCGGCGTTCCTTGGCTTTGTTGTGAAGCTCTTTGATCGAGCCCCAGATTCGCAGCTGGAGACCCTCACGCGTCGTTGACGACATGATGATCGAGGTGCCCTTCGGCCAGATGTAGAACGAGCACAGCCCAAACGCTGCGGAGTTGTACGTCTTGCCAGATGAACCCGGCCCCATGATGCCGACCTCTTGGTTCTCGACGAATGCTTGGATCAGAAGCTCCGACCATTCATGCCAGTCGAAGTGCGGCCACAGCGCCGTCATGGCAGCGCGGAAGTGGTAATACTTGCCCTGGCCGTACTTCACGCCGGCGTTGTGAATGTACCCGCCACGACGCACCATCTCAGCCTCGATCAGGAAGCGGTCTTTTGTACGCCACGGTATGGACAAGTAATCGGGGCTTTCATTCATCTTGCGGGAATCCTGCGATGGCCTTTCAATGGGTTCAAGCGTCATGGTCGCCGAAAAGAATCGCGTGGTTGACGGCCTGCTCACCTCTGAAGGGGGTGTAGATAGCGGGTTCTCTCCGTCATTGATTCAACCCAACCAACTGGCTTGGGCGGTGAACACGACTGTCCGTGGAGGTTTTCCCAAGGCGCGGCCAGGGATCTGGTTGAAAGGGTTGACGTTTCCGGATCCGACCGTTGTCACTGACTCGGGTTACTACAACGCGGCCGTTCAAGACGCATTCAAGACTGGGTATTTCCAGGGCTGCGGCGCCTATGTGAACGATGATGGAACGCCGTATCTGTTCGCTTCGATCAGCGGAAAAATGTTCCGCATCGACATCGAAAATAATTTCCTCGTCTCAGACCAAACGCCTCAAGGTGGCACATTCACGGTTGATACTCGAGGGCGCGTTGCCAACATCGCAACCTACACCTGCTCCGTTCCACATGGTTTGTTTCCGGGAATGGTTGTGCGGCTGCCTGAGCGCGTTGGCGCTTCGTTTCCTGAAGGTTTTTTCGGTGACTTCGTGATTCAAAACACGCCGACGCCAACGACGTTCACAACGTACAGCCCTGGCGTTGATGCAGGACCATTGCTGGGACCGAGTTTCACTGGATACTGGTTGCAGGCCAACAACCCGAACGCGGATCATGTATTTTTTCAGCAGGCGGAAAACTGGTTGATTGTTCAAGATCAACTGAACGCTCCGTACCTGTTTGACGGAACGACGTTTCGGCGCGCCACTGGTGAAGAAGTTCCAATCGGAGGCCCGATGGCTTACGGTAAAGGGCGCCTCTGGGTGGCCAGTGGATCGGAATACTACGGTGGAGACTTGGTCTATGGAGATCCAGCCTACGGCCGCAACTCCGTCATTCGATTTACCGAAAACACATTCCTCAATGAAGGTGGTGCCTTTGCCGTCTCCAATGGCCCGATCACCGGACTGGCGTTTGGCGCCAACTTGGACACGTCGCTGGGAGATGGCGACCTGCTGGTTTTCACGCCGACCGCGACCTACGCGTTTGCAGCCCCAGTGGACCGCGACGTTTGGAAAGATCTTAGTTATCCGATCCAGCGATTCGCATTGCTAAACTTTGGGTCGTTCAATCACGAATCCATCGTTCCCATGAACGGTGACCTGATATTTCGTGCGCAGGACGGCATTAGGTCGTTGATCTATGCCAGGCGCGATTTCACCGAATGGGGAAACACCCCTATTAGCCGGCAGGTTGTGAGGGCCTTGGCCTACGACACAGAGTTTTACCTCAAGGCTGCTAGCTCCGTGAACTTTGACAACCGGATGCTGATGACCATACAGCCGCAGAAGGTAAACGGTCGCGGCGTCGTTCATCGAGGGTTGGTAGTGATGGATTTCGATCTGGTCTCTGGTATGGGACGGAAGTTGCCTCCCGCTTGGGAAGGTGTCTGGACCTGTGCTGACATTCTCCAGATGCTGACGGTTCGGGTCAGGAACTCAGAAAGATGCTTCGTTTTCGGCCTGGATCAGGGAAAGATCGGCCTCTACGAGATCACCCGTACTGGCCAGTTTGATTTCGATGGGTTCGATGATTCACCGATCGAGTGGATCGTTGAAACACGCTCACTCACGTTTGCCGAGCCTGCCAACAAGAAGCGCCTGATGAGCGCCGAACAGTGGTACGATCAGGTCATGGGCAACATCGAATCCAAGGTCTACTTTAAGGCCAACGAGGGTGAGTGTTGGCAACCATGGGCGGAGTTCAAGGACTGCGCCAAGTACCGCAACTGCGAGCCCGGTGAGGTTTCGTGCCCGCCGGCGGTGATCAACTGCCAAGATGTCAAATACTACCAGCCGCCTGCCCGATCGCGCATCGCCTTGCCGCAGCCGCCTGACAAGTGCGACGTGCAGACCGGCGGTTTCACTCGCGATGGCTACGAATTCCAGCTGCGTTACGTGAACACCGGCAGGTTTCGCTTGAAGCGAATTGCCATGGTTGCCCAACGTCTCCAGGAGGACATCTACGGCGATCTCAGCCGAGTGGCCTGCCCGTTACTCTCTGCCTAGTATGCCCTCTTCAAACCCAGTTGATTACGGAGCGGATCCCTGCGGGCTGCGAAACAGCGCGTGGGCGATCAACGAATGCTTGCTCACAGCTGGTCGATGCGATTTCCCGGCGGGCACGTTTTTGCTGGGGTCGAGTCCCGGGGCTAACATCACTCAGAGTCAAAGGACCGGTGGCTACACAACCTTTACGACTGCCACCCCGCATGGATTGGTTCTTGGTGAAAAAATCACGTTGTACGGCATTTCGGTGGTTTACATCGACCCGGCAACAACATTGCCGAGCAATCTCGGTCCAGGCCAATTTGGATTTCAGGTAACTGCGATTTACAGCCCAACTTCATTTCAGGTGTTGATGCCAGGGGCAAACACTCCGCTGGCAGCAGAGAATGGCTGGATCAACCTAATCGGCGGCGGATACACATCTTCGTTGGTCCTCGGCTACGGGCTTGCGATCGACAACGTCGAGTTTGTCGGAAAAGGCATCGGGCAAACGACGCTGAAGTTTGCAAACCACACGTCAACCAAGCGACTCGATACCTATGGATTCAACATCCAGATGATCAAGACGCTGGGGAATTATCCCGGCAATGGCGCGGTTGGAGGTGTTGGAGCATACCCAGGCCGCCCTGTGGATGCGACGAATTGCAAGAACACGCTGATTCAAGGCATCACGTTTGACGGCAACTATGCGAACAACTCGGTTGCTGACATCGCGATTTCATCCGTTTCAAGGACCGCTGGAGTAAACACGTACACGACCGCCTACCCGCATTTCATAACTGCGGTGGCAACACCATCGTATTCCCCGCCAATAGTCCCGTCTCCGTACACCAACGTAAGTGAAATCAATCAATACATTGTAAACGTAAAAACAAGTGGTGTTGCAGATGGATCTTTTACTGGTTATGGAAATGTTCAAAACATAACCCAATCCACGTTCCAGCGCGATATTCGTGCTGTAATCATCGGCGGAAGGAACAACGGTTTTGCTGACATTTACACAAAGCATCCAGACTGGAACTTCGGTTTCACGATCGGTGATAGCGTTGTCATTACGGGGATGACCGACCCGGCCTTCAATGGCACAAAAACGGTCGATGGATTCCTTCCGGGTGGTCAGGAGTTTTATTGTTCTCGCATTACCGCGCCGATAACGCTGCCCGCTCAAAACGGACGCGTCTACTCTCCGACCTACTACCCGGACGTTCCAGCCACCGCGCAAACGACCGCAGGGGTCAACTCCTCCTACACGGTCGCTGGCATCAATCATCGCGGGGAAAACGCGGTGTTCCGCGACAACCAGTTCTACGACTTCGGCGTTGGTATCGCAGACGCTGAGACGTTCATCGCCCTCTCGTTCCTGCCGATGACGGTAGATACCGAGACGCAGGGGGTGAGGGTGATCAACAACAAATTCGGATACCAGGGGCGAAACTCGATTCAGAGCGTTCTCTATCCCGGTAACGCGGAAGCCAACACCCAGTGCGCGATCGGTGGCTTTTCGAGCCTTGTGAACCCGATCAACGTGGTTTCCAGATCCGCTGGCGTGGCGACGTACACCTGCGTCATGAAGCACACGCTGCGGGTTGGGGACGTGGTTGCCGTTTCTGGATTTTCAGCGGATCCGACATTCAACGGAACCGTTACGGTAATCAGCGTTCCGGACAATTATCGGTTCACTGCCGCAAATGCTGGGGTCAACGTGGTTCCGGGCAAATACATCGACGGAAGCGTCGAAATGCTTCGCAGCCAGCGGATCCTTGCAGCTGGATGCACCTTCGAGCGCAACGAGGTTCGCGGAGGACCAAACAAGGTCAACCAGCAGAGCCCAGTTCATGCTATCACCGTTCGAGAGACGTTAAACGCCGAGGTTCGCTACAACAATTTCGACGGGTTTACTGGAACCTGTTTCTACGTTGATTCGTACCAGCACTTTGGAACGCGCATCCACAACAACTCAGCGTTGGATATTTGTGCGTTCATAGCGTTAAACGTGCAGGATTGGTATGAGTTGATCGGGCCGTTGACAGCGAATCCGAATCCGTATTCCACATTGATTTCAGCACACCGCGACATGGTTGTTGAAAACAATGACGTGTTACTCCAAGGGCCGGGAACTTGGTATTACCAGACGGCTTTCGATCCGCTCGACGCTGCGTTTATTGTCCTGAATCACGACGTTGATCGCAGCAAGTGGTACTACCCGACGGACTACCAGATTCCGATCAACCCCCCGTTGGCGTCTCCGGCAGGTGCGTCAAGAGATGGGAGCGGCATTTCAACATTTACAACGCAATCGGCGCACGAACTTCAAGTTGGAATGGAAGTTTCTGTGGTTGGAGTTGCTGACGGAACATTCAACGGCATCTTCACGGTTCTTACCGTACCAGCTGCAAATCAGTTCACGGTTACCAATCCCGGCGCCGTCGTTTCTTCCAGCGGCGGTTTTGTTGGCATCAACCTCCCGGTGAAATTCCCCTGGGAAATGCTGCCCATCGCCTACCAGCGGACATCAAACGTCGCGACGTTCACCACGAACAAGGCGCATCACCTGTCCATCGGTGATCACGTGACGACCGAGAGTTTCATCAACACCAGCTTCAACGATGAAAACATCGTTACTGGAACGCCGACTCCAACCACGTTCACCTGCGCGAATGTCGGCCCGGACGTGGCGTTTACATCGGCAACCGGCAGCTTTTTCCGGTACGTCAGCAACATCCAGATCACGTGCAACACTGTGCGTCGTTTGAGTGGGCAGGATCTTGTTCGCAACAACGGCGGCCGGTTTGGCGCATCGTTCCTGGCTGGACGGCCAGACCGGTGCGTTGCGCCGCTGGATCAATTTTTCTATTTCGATTGCCCGGGAGGGTGTCTCGATCTTCAATGCGACCCCGGCCCGTGTAAGCCAGACGATTACAGCTACCGAATCTAGCCATGCCAACGATTGACATCACAGCTGGAGAGCTTCCCCCTCCCCAATGCTACGCGAGCGAACAGGATCGCCTGGACGCTTACGCGGCCGCGCTGATTGGAAACTTGAATACCGGCGCGGAATGGGTGACATCGCAAACCGCACCCGGAAACACTGCACTCTATTGGCTGCGTACCGATTCGTCTGATCGACCGATCGACGTGATGAAGTGGTCTGGAAATCCCACCGATCTGGCGTGGATTCGATCCAGCAGCGAAGTGGTGTTTTCAGGCACGGCAACGGGTGCAGGTGGAAACTATGCGGTCACCAATTCGCCGGCCTACCCCAACGCTGCTTCAGCTTACCGAACCGGCCAGATTTACACCTTCCTCGCAAACCACACCAATGCTGGCGCTTGCACGCTGAATGTGGATGGAAAGGGAGCTAAGACCATAACCAAAGACGGATTATCAGCGTTGACCGCCAACGACATCTTGGTCGGTCAGGTAGTTACCGTGCTGTTTGATGGCGTGAATTTCCAGTTGATCACGCAGAAGCGGGACTTGACCCGGCAGAGCTTGCGGCAGTTTTTGACGTATGAGTCGGCAATCCAAGCGATACCAGCAGATGGCACGGCGTTACTGTTTCCTCATGGGTTTTCAAATCCTTCGACAGGACTTGGAATCATTCCGTTCATGGTTCGCACCGTAATCAAGCGAACTGCGGCCGGAAGTGTTGCTTGGACCAGTTCGTCAGGAAAGGTTTTCACTTGGTACTCAGGAGAAGAAATTGACGCTGCAATGATGGTTCATCAGGGCGGCGTTCCGAATGGTGCTCCGAATTTTCTCACCGTTGCCAATGCCAGCAACGTCAATGTTTGGTGCCAGCTTCCGACGTTAGCTCCACCGGCAAACGATCTCTTTCCGACACTCTTCTTTGTATCTGCTTTGATGGTTCCCGCTGACTACGGAATCAAGGTCTACGCGACGGCTCTGAATCCCCTCTACACCCCGCCATGAGAAAAACCCTCGCCCAAGCCAAGAACTCCACGATCGCACAGGCTGTTGGTCTGGCCACCTGCGACGAGCGTTTCGTCCAGCTGCTGAACGAGGCTCAAGCGCGGCTTGCCGACATGGGCAAGTGGTGGGGCACGTACAAGAAGCTCCGCATCTGCGTCACCGCCGGCTGCATTACTTGGCCTCGCGAGGTTAAGACGATCGAGGCGATGAACGTCTGCGGGTACAACATCCCGATCCAGAACCAGTGGTACGAGTTCCAGACCGACGAACGGGCGCCGCGCACCGGTTGCGGCCGTGAGGGCTGCGAGCAAGACCAGCTGCTGGATCGCGGTATGGTGACCCAGTTCCGAGACTCGGTGGGCAACTGCAAGTTCCGGGTGTACCCGTCTCTGACGGCCGATGCCGGCAAACGTATCCTGCTTCAGGGCATAGATCCCGTGACCAACGAGGAGATCCGCACGCTGGATACGGTGAGCGGCGAGTACGTCTGGGGCGAGTACGTCACGTTGCCGAACCCTGCTGTCACGCCGTTCGTTGAGACCACAAACCTCTTCAAGCAGCCGGGCCTGAACGGCGCCCAGAAGCCGCTCACTCAGGGCCGCATCACGATCGTGGCCTACAACCCGACCACGACGCTTTCCACCCAAGTGGCCGTCTGGGGTCCCAGCGAAGAAAACCCCGAGTATCGCCGGACCTACCTGATCGGGATGCCCGAGGTCTGCGGTGGAACCTCCGGATGCAACGCGCAAGCGGAGAATGATTGCATCGACCACGGCGACGGATGCGTGCCTCCAGATGAGGAATGCACCAACACGGTAGTCGAGGCGATCGTGCGTCTGGAGTTCATTCCGGCCATCGTTGACTCCGATTGGCTGTTCATCGGCAATCTCCAGGCGATTAAGCACATGATGAAGGCCATCCAGAAGGAGGACCGGAATCAATACACCGAGGCTGAGCGCGAGATCCAGTTGTCACTGCGATCCCTCAGAAACGAACTCGAGGCCTACAGCCCCAACGAGCGCAGCGTGATCAACGTGCAGCCGTTCGGATCGGCCAAGACTGAATTCATCTTCGGTGGATTTATCTGATGACCGAAGAGCTTCCAGTTGTAGTGCAGCCGGTGACGTGGTTGGAATTTCTGACCGACGCAGACGTTCCGCTCGACGATCGACTGGATCGTTGGGAAGCGTTTGTCTCGGACAAGCCGCAGATCGAGTGCCCGCTCAACCATACTTATCCAGAGGGGTTGTACGTGCGGGAAATCTTTGCGCCAGCTGGATCAATCATCACCAGTCGGATTCACAAGTTCGATCACCCGTTTTTCCTGCTTCAAGGAAAGCTCACGGTGATCAGTGAAACCGAGGGACTGGTTACGTACACGGCGCCGATGTACGGAATCACCCTACCGCAGACGCGGAGGGCAATTTTGATTCAAGAGGATACGGTCTGGGTGACAGTCCATCCCAATCCTCAGAACAAGAAAGATCACGAAGAGATACGCAACGACCTCACTTACGTGAGGAATAACAAATATTTACTATGTCTTGGGTAGGAACAGCAGTAGCACTTGGGACCGTCGGATCAGCGGCGGGCGCAGCAATGCAGGCATCGTCTGCGAGCGCGGGGCGCCGGCAGGCCCGCGATGCCGCAAACCTTCCTGGTTTGAATGTTGGGACAGCGCTTGGGGAATCCGCTCTCTATGCCCCTCGTGCCCGCGAGATGGAGGCCGAGCGTAACGCGTTCAACCGCGCCCAGCTACTGGAGTCGCTTGGCATACAGATACCTGGTTATCAAGAGGGCCAAGCGCAGCGTACTCAGAACGCGCTAGCACTGCTTCGAGGGGAACTGCCGCCTGATGTCGCGGCGCAGGTTCAACGCAAAGCAGCCGGCCAAGCTCTTCAGGGCGGATATGCTGGAAGCGCAGCTGGCAGAAACCTCGTTGCCCGGGACCTCGGACGAACCAGCTTGGACTTCGCAAACCTCGGCAATCAACAGTTCGCCAACATCCTTGGAACCACACCACTGGCTCCGCTGGCAAACTACGAGTTCACGCCACAGCAGATTGCCGCATTGCGCGGTGGTGAACGCAGCGCACAACAGCAGGCGCTCCTTGGTGTTGCAGGTATGCCGAGCGCAACTGGAATTGCCGGGCAAGCATTTGGATCACTTGGATCCGGATTGACGAACCTTGGATTTGCGCAGCTGGGAGCGCAGAGTCGCGCCGGTAGCGGTGGCGAAAGCGATCTGGTCTCCACTCAACGCAAGCTCATGGGCTAATTTATGGCAAACCCCTTCTCAGGACTCGAAAACATCGGGCAGTCGTACCTCGCAGGCGTGCAGCTGGCGAATCAGCGCCAAGCGCGTGAGGAAGCAGCGGCGCAACGGCAGGAAGAGGCGCGGATCCGGCAGGACTATTACAACCAGCTGGGTATCGAACGAAGGGCTGCACTCGATGAGCGCATCAAAGCTCGTCTCGATGCTGCGGCGGGACAGTTTGGTCAGGATCTTGTGCTGAATGCTCAGGGAGAACCTGACTATGCAG